CAAATAATATCAGGTACAGAATGAAAATACTAAATCTTTATGCTTGTTTGGGAGGTAATAGATATAAGTGGGGAGATAACCACGATATTACTGCTGTAGAATGGGATGAAGAATTAGCAAGATTATACCAAGAAAGATTCCCAAAAGACAAGGTAATAGTAGCAGATGCACACCAATACTTGTTAGACCATTATAAAGAGTTTAATTTTATATGGAGTTCTCCTCCTTGTCCTACACATTCAAGATTTAATTTATCTATGAAAACAAAACGGAAAATGAAATATCCTGATATGAAACTATACCAAGAGATTATATTTTTAGATAATTACTTTAATGGTAAATATGTCGTAGAAAATGTTATACCTTTTTACGAGCCTTTAATACCTGCACAAAAAAGACATAGACATTTATATTGGTGCAACTTTAATTTACCAAAAGTTTTAACTGAAAGAAAAAACCCTGATTTATCAAGAACTAAAGGTTTAGTTAAAGCACTGTCTCAATTTCACGATTATGATTTTACAAAATACAAAGGCAAACAGTTAAGATATAAGATAGCAAGAAACCTTGTAGATTATGAAGCAGGAAAAACTATATTAGATACAGCTATGGGGATAATGACAAAACAAGATACAAATCAAACAGAATTATTTTGAAACAAAAGAAATACACAACAATACAAAGAATAAAAAGATTAGAGAATATAGTAAGCCAAATCTATATGAGTGTAGAGGTAATAAAACAACAGCTTGACAAAAAAGATGATAAAACTAATTAAAAAAGAATGTATTGAGGCTATAAGTGAAATAGAAGATAATAGCATTGATGCAGTAATTACTGATCCACCTTACGGAACAACAGCGTGTAAATGGGATAGCGTAATACCATTTAAGCCTATGTGGGAACAATTAAACAGAATAATAAAGTCAAACGGTGCTATAGTTTTATTTGGTTGTGAGCCTTTTAGTTCTGCTTTAAGAATGAGTAATATAAAAAATTACAAATATGATTGGGTTTGGAAAAAAGATAGACCAAGTGGTCATTTAAACGCAAAAAAGCAACCCCTAAGAAATATAGAAAATATATCTATATTTTATAAAAAACAAGCAATATATAACCCTATAATGTATATTGGCAAAAAATCACATTCAATAGGTAAAGCAATAAATGATAAAAAACAAAAGAAAAATAATTTATATGGAGATTTTAAAAGAATTAATAGAAAAGGCAATTTAAAATATCCAAGACAAATTTTAGAATATTCAAGACCACACCCACCTATACACCCAACACAAAAACCTGTTGCTTTAATTGAGTATTTGATTAAGACATACACAAACGAAAATGAAATTGTATTAGACTTTACTATGGGAAGCGGTACAACAGGAGTAGCCTGTATAAACACTAATAGAAAATTTATAGGCATTGAGTTAGACAAAGAATATTTTGAGTTAGCAAAAAAACGTATTGACACACACGCATTACAAAAAAGATTATTTTAACGTTATATATTTGATTAATCAAAGTTTTTCAAAATGTACAAATTAGAGAATAGAGGAGGTAGAAGATTAGGGTCAGGTAGAAAACCTAAAGCTGATGAGCTTAAGTTAGTTGAGAAATTAGACAATGTAATTGACAACGAAATAGCTTTAAAGAAATTAGGAGAACTAATAGCTAAAGGCGACATACGAGCAATACAAATCTACTTTAACTATAGATACGGAAAGCCAAAAGAAAAGATAGACATAAACTCATCAGAGGGTCTTAACATTAGCTTTAAAGACTTAATAAGATTTAAGTGATAGACATAAACCCTAAATACCAAAAGTTAGCTAACGACACAAGGTATTACATAATCACAGGAGGTAGAGCATCAGGTAAATCATTCTCAGTAAACCTAATGCTTGTGTTACTAACATACGAAGCAAACCACACAATACTATTTACTCGTTATACATTAACCTCAGCTTATGTTTCAATCATACCTGAATTTATAGAAAAGATAGAGCTGTTAGATAAGTTTGATGACTTCCACATAACTAAAGATGAGATTATTAATTTAAAGTCAGGAAGCAAGATAGTATTTAAAGGTATTAAAACCTCATCAGGAGATCAGACAGCAAACCTTAAATCTATTACAGGTGTAACTACTTGGGTGTTAGATGAGGCAGAGGAATTAACAGACGAGGGTACGTTTGATAAGATAGACCTAACAATAAGAGAAACTAAAAACCAAAACAGAATTATATTAATCCTTAACCCTACAACTAAAGAGCATTGGATATATCAAAGATTTTTT